GTTTTAAAAGTCGAATCAATCTCGTTGTCTCCAGTCGTCTGACCTTTTGTTTTTAAACCAATCTGCTATATCTCCCGCATCTGTGAAACCCCTCTTATGTCTCCTTGAATCAGGGTCTCCAATATTCAAGTATTTAAGAAAAGTTGTATCATCATCTCCTCGTAATCTTCGTGCTGAACTTAACATACCTCTTGCAGATGTGTTTGCTTTTGCTAGTTTTTCTGCCCATATCATATCATCCAATCCAACTTCTTGTCCCGCTGCAATTGATTTGCAGATGTCTACTAACCGTAGACGGTATGCTGTAGATAACATAAACTAATGCGTGTGATTAGTATTATCTATGCGATCATTAACATTGCTTTTTGTAATTCTTTGGAATGCTGATATTCGTCTTCTGCAATCTCTGCGATCTTAGTATCTAAGGGATGATATGCACTATATTTTACATAGGTCTCAAATGCATGTTTCTCAATTTTCATGTTGATATCATAAGCGTTAATAGGATCAATAAAATAGTAGCCAACCATGATCCAAAAATAAAGTAAAACAAGATGCTTGGCAAAGAACCTATCGATCCAATACTTATTTCCCTCCCTAAGTTCCATCTCTTCCAAATGTTCCGTTTCATTGAGTGCCTGATAGAAATGTTCCTTCATCAAATATATATGTTCCTCACCTCGTAATCCAAGACTCTCACGGAAATGAAGCACAGAAATAAAAGCAAAATAAGGTGCTCTAGCAATGACTTCGAGAACCCAAAACCTCTGTTCATGTCTACCTCTATAAAGAAAATCTAAAATGTAGATTGTGGTGTCTAACACCCATGTATTAAATTGTTTCATACTAATAAGGGATTTGACCATGCTAGTGGTATTAAGAACCAACCTGTTCCAATTATTACTCCGAAGGTAACACAGGCTGATGTAATTGGTAAGTTTTTCATTACTCCTCCTTTATACAGTATTCACAAGAAAGAGGACTTGCCTTCATATTAGGCAAATCCTCTCTTGCTTGTTTTATTGCGTTGTATGCGTCATCTGCGTATTCACAGATTTCGTAATGATTGTTTTGTAGGTCATGATAACCTATGACGTAATGGGACATGATAGTTTCAACTCCAGTACACTAATATTTAGTATAACACACTAGGTATAAATACGCACTAATGTGTGGATGCCCACACTTAAAGTATAAATGCTAACAAAAGTCCTATTAATACTCCCTCACCAAAGGATAACCAAAGCAATTTATAGTCTGTAAGGTTTAACCACTTTCTAACTTTACGAATTAATTTCTTATGCCACATTGCAAAATCATCTAATATCTGTCCAATGTGCCAAAAAATATTTCTTTTCTTTTTTTTATAAGGCATAATTATTTAAAACAAAATAAAAAATCATTAACAAGACTTTCTGCTCTCTCTTGTCCAAACTTACCTTTCAGGTATCCTGACACAGGATCAAGTTTAGTCATATAAGTATCAAAGTCTTTATAAAAACTGGTATCATTACCAGTTGGTTTCTCTAATTCTATCATATCCTTATACTTTGTCAAGTAAGTCGTGAACATCTCAAGATGATTATCAATCTCTGACATCTTACAATATTGTATGTAAATATTTTCTGAAAAGTGATTACCTGGTTCAAAGAAACGATAATCACCTCTACCTTTAGGTAGTTCCTCTACAGAAAACAAATAGTTTTCTACAGGATGTTGAAAATCAAAGACAATAATGACCTTCTTGTCAAAGAATCCCATAAGATCCATACCAAAACATGGAAGATTACTGCCTGTTTTAGGATAGATGATGTTGTTGTATATGCAAGATTTTTCATTCCAAATTTCTACCTCTCTACTCTTTATTATATATGGAGTGGTATATGTTTTTGCTGTAAGAAAAGTTCCTTTACCTTCCCATTGTGCCCAAACACTTCCTACTCGATTGTGTAGTGGAAATGTTTTGTGTAGGACATCTTTGTAGTTACTCCACAGATTCATTAACAATTTTTATTAAGATCTTCAGCTAGATTACCACCTAGTTCAGCACCTTGATTACCACCAAACATTGCTACCCAACCAGCAGCAACCCAACCAACAAAAGGGATAGTGGAAAGAGTAGGAGCAACAGCAGCACCAACACTTGTCCCAACCAATCTGCCTGTACCCTCTGCGGATCCAACTGCTTTGATACAGGCTTCACTTTTTCGGGCAGAGTTTATTTCATCTACCTGTGCTTGTGTCAAACCAGGTTTTTGATCTAACCAAGACCTATGATTTGATACCACACCACCTTGATTAATTTGACCATCCATAAAGTATTCTTCAGTGATCTGAGTTTTCTCATTTGCTAATCCTAAGAAACCACCTTTTTCTTTGATATCCTTAGTAATAAATGCTGTCTTAGGATCATTTGCTTTGTAACTAATTCGATATCCTTCTTTACTAACTTCTGCTAGATATGATGTATAAGGTCCCACAGGTGGACTTATGATTGGTAAACTATCTTTTCGACTTACCATACCAATTAATCCAATATGAGATAGACCAAAAATTCCACCAAGACCAAGTGCGAACCACTTGGTTAGATTAATATTCTTCTTTGGTTTTTCTGGTTTGGGATTTGAGATTTTTACCTCTGATCCAAACATCTCCTCTTCCATATCCATAATTCTAATTCCTATTTTTTAGGTGCAGCAGTCGGTACGATTGATACTGGTGCTTGCTCGATTCTGATTGTTTGCGCTGGTGCAGTTTCAGATGCTTTAGCAATAAGGAACTCCATATCCTTTTTAGATATGTTTGCACTACCACCACCATCTCCACTCTTTTTCTTACCTGCTGCTTGGACGCCAAAAGTCGCTAAAGTTCCTGTGAACACAGAAGCTATGAAAGTTGGATCCAGTTTTTGTTCTGGTATATTGAATGCTGCTGGTAACTTAACATATGCTAAAGTCAAGATTCCTGCAGACCACACAAGAACAGAAAGTCTTACGATTGTAGATAGAAATGCAAGTTGCTCTTCCTTGTCATCGACACTCTCTTTAATTTTTGTTAGAAGATTTTTTGGTTTCTCTTCAACCTTTTGTTCTGGTTTCTTATCTACCATTTTTTGATACTAGAACGCACTCCTATTTAGCAAAATAAGTTTTGTAGTATTTTATGAGTCCAGAGGTGGTGGTGAACTTGCTTGCCCACTCATCTGCACACTCATAAATGGCACGATTGTTATTGAAATTCTTAAGTAAAATACTTAAAGTTTGTTGTCTAAGTTCCATCTGTTCATTATTAAGCATACTCACTACCTTCTCCTATGTAAGTAAGTGAGCATATGTCAAGATCTTCTTCGTCACAATAAAACCATTCTGCAAATTCGTCATGAATTGCACAACCATCTTCAACTGTATGAAGATCACTAGTCTCGCATAATGCTTGAATGCGACTCATAGCCCAATCATGAGTTGTTTTTAACGTTTCATTAAAATTGTCCATAGTCTTTCCGCATATAGCGTCCTAGAATGTTACTATTATAATATAAAGGTCTCCCATCGTCAAGGGACTCACTCAATACATTATTTAAAAACAATTGTTTAGTTTCTTCAAAATTAACCAAACCTTTTGTTTTATGTAAACTTAATATTTCTCTCTTAAAATTTAACTTACCAAATTGTTTTATATCTTCCTTTAGTTCTGGGCAACTACCGTAATATTTTTTCCAATCACTTTCGGACGTAACTCTTCTCTTCGATCCTGTTCTTGGTTTTCTTTTTTGCCAAAAATATTTCCTACCTATGTATCTTCTTCCTGTTTGTTCACCAGTAATTAGATAAACAAACCCATAATAATCACCAATCAGATTACTATCAAAGATTTGTTCATTATATAACCAAGGATTTTCATACTGACTCATACTTTTTTGTAATAGCAACTAAAGTATCTAGCGGAATCCACGCAGGGTCTTCAGTTTCTATTTGCACTTGCACTTCAGTAAAGGTTTTTTGATAAAATCTACAGTAACTTTGACGAGTATTTTTGACAAAGTTAAATGGATTCTTCAGATTGTTCATCATTATTAAGTTTATTTATATCTTGATCGTAACTATCGGCAGCATCTTTGATCGCATCCTTAAATAATTCAATATTATCTTCAGGATTTAACCTATCTAGAAAATCGTTATCTGGTGTAAAGATAACAGGTCCTTCTTTGATTCTTTCCTTTAATTCATCAAGTAGATCTTTATCATCCATGGTAGCATGTGTTAAAGTTTGAAACCACTAAATGTGTCTTTTTTCACATCTTGTTTGATTCCTCCCACTATATATGACTCTACCTCTGTCTCCTGTGGTGCAACTTGTAAACCCTTTGATGAGATCCAATGTTGTGTCCAAGGTAATGGATTATTTCTTGCTGGAATATCGTAAACAGGTTTCAATCCAATTGACTTCATTCTCTTATTCGCAATCCATTCAACATACTGATGAAGTAGTTTATCATTCAAACCAATCATACTACCATCTTTGAATAGATACTCTGCCCATACCTTTTCTTCATTCACACAACGATCAAACATCTGATATGTCCATTGCTCTTCTTCCTTGACAATCTCCTTCATCTCAGGATCATCACCCTTTCTCCAATTGTTGATGATGTTCTGTGTTATTGCCAGATGCTGGTTCTCATCTCTTGCAATAAGCGATATGATTTTCGCAGATCCTTCCATGAGTTTAAGCTCACCAAAAGCAAAACTACAAGCGAAAGATACATAAAAGCGGATACCTTCCAAAATGTTGACATTAGCGACTGCCCTGTATAAGTGTCTTTTTAAATCTTTACGTGTCCAGACTGATGAAGGTGATGCCTTCCAATCATCTCTCCACATGTTTCCTTGACCCCATTCCTGTGCATAGTTAATGAATGTGTCATATGATTCTGTCACACTCGCAGCACGTTCTAGGATACGATCATCAGATAATATTTTATTAAACACTTCTGATGGATCTGGATATACATTCTTAATCACATAAGTGTAAGAACGTGAGTGAATCATCTCCATGAATGACCACACTTCCATACATGCCTCTAACTCAGGTAGAGAACAATATGGTAAGAATGCCATACCTGGTGCACGACCCTGCACAGAGTCAAGCATAATCTGATACTTAAGATTTGAAGTATAGATGTGCTTTTGCTCTGGACGTAGTGATTGATAGTCACCACGATCTTTCTGTAAAGACACCTCTTCTGGTCTCCAAAAATATCCCAACTGTTGTTTAGTTAAATTCTCAAATTGATTATATTTAAAATTATCATATCTTTGAACACCTAAAGGTTTACCAAAAAACATGGGTTGTTTCTTAGTATCTACCTCTTCAGTGTTGAATACTGTCATACCTTTAACTTGTGACATAGTACTCCTATCTGTTGATGAGATTTTAAATTTTGCAGGATTCACACTCTTCCTCCGATGTGTCTAAAATTTCGGACACCAAACATCCAAGTGAAGTAGATTCTTCCTCTACCTCATCTGTTTTAATGTCATATGTGTTCTGATAATAACTCGTCTTCCAACCATACTTATATGTAGTCAACCAATCTTGTGCCATTACTGAAACTGGAACTTCATTGTCGGGATAATGTTCTGGATTGTAACTCCAGTTACCACTGATTGCCTGATCAAAGAATTTTTGCATCACGGAAACAATATTTATATAACCAGTGTTGTTTGGCATTTCCCATAAGAGGGTATAATTATTTTTCAAAGTTCCATATTGGGGAACAATTTGCTTAAGAGGTCCTTTTTTTGACTTCTTAGTGGACAAGTATCCTCTAGGTGGTTCAATTCCGTTTGTGGCATTAGACACAACGGAACTGCTCTCCGATGGCATTTGTGCGGACAGAGTTGAGTTCCTGACTCCGTACTCTTTGACAAGTGACCTAAGAGAATCCCAATCATATTTTAAATTGTTTGGCACAAGTTCATCGACATCTTTTTTATAAGTGTCTATGGGAAGTATCCCCTGTGCATATTTAGTTCGAGAAGAATATTCACATGCACCCTTTTCTTTCGCAAGGTTCACCGTGGACTTTATTAGATTATATTGAAATGCTTCTGTTAAATCATGTACCAATTGCCATGCTTTTGGATCCTCATACTTAACACCTTGCTTGGCAAGATAATGTGCAAGACCTATGAAACCAACACCAAGGGATCTACGTGCCTTAGTTGCGATTTCTGCTGCTCTGACGGGGTATCCTTGAAAATCAATAAGTTCGTCAAGAGACCTAACACTAAGATCACAAAGACTTTCGAGATCGGATAGATCACGTATCTTACCGATATTAATAGCAGAAAGGATACAGAGAGCAATTTCACCAGTTTGGTCATCGATATGTTGTATAGGTTTGGTTGGTAATGTGATCTCCTGACATAGATTACTCATCTCCACTTTATCAACAAATGAAGAATGAGTATTGCAGTGATCAATATTCATTAAATATATTCTACCAGTTTCTGCTCTTTCTTTCAATAGGGCAAGAATCAGTTCTTGTGCTTTAATAGTTTTTCTTGGTATTCTATCGTCTGCTTCATAAGCAACATATAATTCATCAAAGGATGCAGTGCCAAAAGCATCATACAATCCAGGAACAGAATGAGGACTGAATAAACTAATGCTCTCATCATCAATAAACCTCTGGTAAAATAATGAACTTAACTGAATACTATAATCAAGTTTACGAACTCGATTATCTTCAGTTCCTTTATTGTTTTTAAGGACTATAATATCCTCTATTTCTTGGTGCCAGATGGGGAAGTGGACAGTTGCTGATCCACCACGGATGCCATTTTGAGTGCAACATCTGACAGTGCTTTCAAACTTTTTGAGGAACGGGACAACACCTGTGTGCTGAACTTCCCCGTCTCTGATTTTAGCGTTGATGCCACGGATGCGACCCGCGTTGATACCGATACCCGCCCTCTGTGCAACATACTTGCCGATAGCCATATCACTGCTAAAGATGCTATCGAGGGTGTCATCAATATCCACAAGAACACAGCTGGCATACTGTCTAAGAGGGGTACGGACTCCCGCCATGATTGGTGTTGGTATGTTGATTTTGTGTTTGGAAATGGCATCGTAATACTTTTTAACGTAATCTAATCTAGTTTCTTGTGGATATTTAGAGAAAATTGTAGCAGCAATTAACAAATACATGAACTGAGGTGTCTCATATAACTTACCAGAACTTCTATCCTGAACCAAATACTTATCTACAACCTGTCTTAAACCTGCATATGTGAACAAATAGTCACGATCATGATCTATAAATCCCTGCAATTTATTAAATTCTTCATCAGAATATGAGTTTAATATTTCTGAATCATATATTCTCTTATCCACACAATCGACTACATGATCTTTAAGATTTGGTAATTCATGTATTCTACCAAATAGATTTTTCCTTAATGCAAAAAGGAGAAGTCTTGCAGAAACATATTGATAATTAGGGTGATCTAAATCAATAAGATCACTTGCAGATCTAATTAAGATCTCCTGTATCTCTGCGGTGCTTATACCGTCATAAAACTGTATCCCCGACTGAATCTCTACCTGACTCGCAGAGACCCCTGCAAGACCCTTACATGCCTCTTCTACCATTAAATGCATCTTTTCTAAGTCCAATTGTTGAATTGAACCATCTCTTTTTACGACTTTAGTTCCATTACTCATATTTTTTTCCAGTTGTTGAATTTAATTTTTGCTTTTAATCCTGAGTACGTGTTTGATTTTAACATACTCATGACATCATGTCCATAAAGTATCATGTCATTCACATCTTTTTCATTTACATTTTGTGGCCATATTACTACTTGATCTCCTCTATTAACAACTTTGGAGATTCGATTGACGATTTCTCTGTTGCGAGGTTCATTATCAAAAACCCAAATATAATCGCTCCAACCAAACGTCCCAATATCAATATCGGAACCGCACATAGCAACCGAGTTTTCCACGAGGGTGGAATCGAAGGGACCTTCCAAAACGTAAATGGGTTTTTCAGTTTTGATTCGATCAAGTCCATAAATTTTTGGTGCTTCTTCATTAATCATCACGGTAATGTATTTAACAGAGTTAGGACCTAGACTTCTGCCTTGAAATCCTATCAAATTATTATCGACATCGTATAGTGGAATTACAATCCTGCTCTCATCTCTAGTGATATTGTCAAATGTTTGTTTATGTGTATTCGTCCACTGTTTAAATTTATTTGTAAAGAAAAATTTAGTTGGATCTAATTTTCTTTTTTCAAGATATTCCTTTGCTATTGTAACCTCTGATGCCCTTGGTAAATCTAACTTTTTTCTAAATACTGGTTTTTTAAATTCAAACTTTGGTTCCTCGACAACAAAGTTTCGACCACCTGCATGACCCTCCTTGAACTTCTCCATCACATATTGTTTATGGAGTGTGCTGTCAATTTGTTTTAGAAAATTATTAAATGATAAACTTGCTCCACAATTATGGCACTTATAGTTTGTATTTGTCTTTACCTGATAGAAATATCCTCTTGCCTTGTTCTTGTGCTTCTGAGAGTCACCACAAATTGGACAACGGAAGTTATAAAGATCTGCTTTGACTCTCTTAAACTTCTGTAATCTTGATGATATTAAACCAATGTATTTCGAATCAACGATATCCATTACTCACCTAAAGTATGCACAACTGGTGTCTCATTTTTCAGAACATTGTATAAATCCATATTCTCAGCAGTGGATACAGGATAAAATTCCGACTGAGGATTGAATCCATCATATCTTTTTGCCTGATTAATTACAATCGAACCATTCTCTCCTGATACAGACCGATGAAATGTACCACGAGGTATTAATAATGCACCACTCTGACGATTAAGATGTACGATATGGTACTTATATTTCCATTGAAGATTTACTAGTTCAAATGTTCTCTCACCAGATACAACTCGATTATAATCATCTTGAAACCCATGAATATAAAACTGCTTACCACCTACACAGTCAGCAGGTGGAGATGTGGCAGACCCAGTATGCACAACCAAATCTGCTGCATTTGATTCATCTACAGATATATCATAAAAAATAACATCCTGTGTCTCACGGAACACACGATGCTTCTTAAATTCAACTTCACTCATTACAAAGTAATTACTTTTCTATTATTATACTTGATTGTGGTGTTGTTGTCAATCCTTTTACAAATCTCTGTCCAATCGGTGACACTACAAAACTGATAATAGTCAGTGCACCTGCGATTGTCCACATCTTCTTCTCTATGACTCTTAAACGATTATCTACAAGTTTGATGTCTCTCTCACATCCTTTCTTAATACTCTCTGCGTGACGATCTAATTTCTGGTCTACTTGCTCTATCTTCTCAAACAATACTGCATCAATACGATCTTGCTTATCTAACTTTTCATTATGAACAGCAAGAAGTTGCCCCATCTTTACAGAGTTTTCCTGTAGAGATTCGACAACTTTTTCTAATCTTTCTAATATTGCTGCATTGACGTTCGTATTGTCATCCATTTTTCTTGTTTGTCAACCACATTTTACGTGATCCCCTCCCTGAATATATGTATCTTTTCTTCTGTTTTACAGGAGGACTATCAGGTGGTAGACCTGCGATATTACCACTACTTGCATTGTTGGTTGGTATTCCACCAGAAGCCATCTCTTCTTTCAATTGACGAATCTTCTTAATAACTTTATCAATATCCATTATAGTGAACGTAATTGAGATAGACATTCAGGATCTTCTTCAATATCGTTAATTTCAGTTTTTGGATATTCAGGAATCCTACCCAAAAAAACTAAGAAACTTTTAATACTTGGCCAAAGATCTTTTTCTAAGTTATAAAACAAAATTGGAACTGTTGCCTCATTAAAGACATTAAATAAGACCGTTAAATGATTAAGTATCAAATGAACTTTAAGTTCACCATTATTTTGATACCGTTTTAACAATCTTTTAATGTATTTAATTCTTTTCAAATCATCCTCAAAGTCTTCTTTTGTGACTGATTGTGGATTGTCATAGAATTTTATAGCAAAGAGCATGTAATTACTCTCATTCAATTCATCAAATTTCATATCATATTACAAAAATTAACCTT